TTTTTTTTTTTTTTTTTTTTTTTTTTTTTTTTTAAAAAAATAAATAAATAGTCAAAGTAAGGGGTACTTCTGGTACTACTGGTACAAATTTGTATTTATTTTTGGAAAAAGGGCGGATACAGATAGTTTTTTGCATTAGTGGATATATGAATAAATACTTATATCAAATTCAAGGTGCGTTGGAAAACGCAGACAGAAGTTTCGGTGGCTTCAGGGTATTTGTTTGCACAAATTATAATTTTGGATTAGCTGACGCTCCTGCTGAAATATTTGACCAAGAAACAATTAAATATCTTGAGTTTAGGTTAAAGTTATCAGAAACGTTTGATATGAGAAAGTTACCTGCCACTGTGCAGAATGACATTAGAATGCCGCTTGGGCATTGGTTAGACGAATGGGTATTGAATTTAATTTATGGCGATACTAGCGAATCAGAAGATTTTAACCTTGGATTATTGGAAAACGGCACACAACCTAAAAAAAGGTGATGTTGTTTTTGACCAGCAAGGAAATCCATGTACGGTTACGTTAGTTCAAGAATACAGATCGCCTAAATGCTATGCTGTCCAATTTAACGATAAATTGGAAGTTTGTGGTGACCAGCACCTATCATTTTTGGTAGAGACGGGTTATTATAGAGAACACTTATTACGTTACAAAGGCGTTCAAAAATTTAGACAAAAGTTATTGGAAGTTAGCGTTTTAGATTTATTGGAAACAGATGAAAGGCTTTCTTTACCAACAACACAACCCATTAAACTACCCCACCAAACATTACCAGTACCGCCGTTCTTATTTGGATTTTGGTTTTTTAATCGGCGGTCTGACAAAACCATGGCGGCACCTAGAGGATTTTCTGAATACGTTCATGAACAATTTAAAGACTGTGGGTATAAAGTAAAAGAACATTCGAAATTACCTACAGGCGAAAAAAAGTTTTCAGTTACACCAACAATCGAAAGTCACTTGGTTGGATACCCCACCCACAAGATACCGAACAACTATCTGATGGGTTCAGAAGAACAGCGAATTGAATTATTACGTGGCATTATACATGCTAAATCCTATCAGTATTCAGTAGCAAAGAATAAGTTTAGATTTAGTTCAAAGCATTATGCCATTATTTTACAGATGCAAGGATTGTTAGAATCTTTAGGACATAAAATCACAGTGCAACACGACAACATATTAAACAACTATAGTATCTTTTTTAAATCAAAGCTACCATTAGTCCATAATCAAAAAGAACCCAAAACAAGGGTGCATTTGGCTCGTCGATATATTCGAGAGGTTATACCTCTGCCAGAGCAATTGTGTGTGCATATTGAAACTGACAGCCCAAACACAGGTTTTTTGGTAGGTGAAGGATTTATACCATGTCACTAAGTCCACAAAACCAAAAACTTATTGAAAAGTTTATTAAAGATCGACAGCACTGGCCTAAAGAACAACTTGACTTAGCCACATGGCAAATCAAATGGAAGTTACAAGCACTTCCGCATCAAAAAGAACCAGAAGATGGCGAGTATGATACATTCCTCATGTTGGCGGGTCGAGGATCTGGAAAGACTCACACAGCGTCACATTGGATTGGAATACGTGCGGCAACCTTGGATAACACCCGTTGGTTGGTAACAGCACCGACATCTAACGACATTAGGGCAACGTGCTTTGAAGGTGATTCGGGATTACTTAACATCATACCACCGTCGTTGATTGAGAGTTACAATAAATCCTTGTTTGAGATTACTTTAAAGAATGGTTCGTTGATACAAGGCATACCAGGTTCAGAACCTGAGCGTTATCGTGGTAAGCAATATCATGGTGCGTGGTTTGATGAGTTGTGTGCGTTTGATTATATTGACGAGGCATATGATGGTGTGCAGTTTACATTACGTTTGCGTGATCCAAGGCTTGCACGTGTTCAGCAAATTATCACAACCACACCTAAACCAAAAGAATTGATTGTTGACCTTAATGAGGGCAAAGTGGGTGGTGATGTGTATGTGGCAAATGCTTCATCTTACGACAATAGACAAAACCTTTCAGAAACGTTTTTTAAACAGCTCGAAACGTATGATGGTACTGATATTGGAAAACAAGAGATTTATGGACAAATACTTGACCCAGAAGCTGCGGGTATTATCAAGCGTAAGATGTTTAAGATGTGGCCAGCTAAAAAGCCAACACCAAACTTGGAATATGTGATTGCGTCTTATGACCCAGCCACCTCAGAAAAAACCATGAATGACCCAACAGCGTGTACAGTGTGGGGAATTTTTGAACAGACTGACGTCGGCACGTGCATTATTTTATTGGATTCTTGGGATGCTCATTTATCTTACCCAGAACTTCGACGTAAAGTAATTGATGATTTTAAAGAAGTTGTGTACGGGGCGGACAATACGTTTGCTAAAGGACGTAAGGCTGACCTTATTTTGATGGAAGACAAGTCTGCTGGTATCTCTTTGATACAAGAACTTCAAGGCGCCCAAGTGCCAGTCCGAAGTTACAACCCAGGACGTGCTGATAAAGTTCAACGTCTTAATATTGTAGCACCAATTGTGTCAAAAGGCAAGGTATATATTCCAGAAGAGCCAACACAAAAAGGCGAATTTGCTTTTTGGGCAAAACGTTTTATACGGCAAGTGTGTTCATTTCCAGAAGCGGGGGGTCATGATGACTATGTGGACTCACTTTCACAAGCATTACGAGTACTTAGAGATTCAGGATGGATTCAATTAGACCCGTTGCCAGCCAGAGATTATAGTTACGCTGACGACGATTACAGAAAAAGAACTGCAAATCCTTACGCACAATAATTAATTATTTAAGGGCGTAAACCTCCTATTTTTTGCATTAGTGTAAATAGGAATCTTCATTCACCAATTTTTTATAAAAACATATGGCAAATCCAATATTACCGATTCAAGCTGGCAGTAACCTGCTTAATCTTGACGCTGAAGATGATCTTCACAAAAAAGAAGGTCAAGATGAGGACATGGAAGCATATGCAGAGATGTTTGATTTAGAAGATGACCAAGTAGAACAAGAAGTTATAGAGCTTGAAGATGGCTCTGTAGTAGTAAATTTCCAAGAAAAAGAAGGTCCGCAAAAGAATCCAGAGTTTTATGCTAACTTAGCAGAAGAGTTTGACGAGCAAACTTTAAATTCCCTTGCAATTGAATACTTAGACTTAATTGACGTCGATAAAGAATCAAGAGAGCAAAGGGACAAACAATATGAAGAGGGATTACGTCGCACTGGTCTTGGTAAGGACGCTCCAGGTGGTGCTACTTTCGACGGTGCTAGTAAAGTTGTTCATCCAGTTATGGCAGAAGCTTGTGTAGATTTTGCCGCAAACTCAGCAAAAGAACTTTTACCGCCAGATGGATTGGTTAAATCCAACATTAAAGGCGAGGCTGACCGCAAAAAAGAAAGTACTGCAGATCGTAAAGTAACGTTTATGAACTGGCAGTTGACAGAACAAATTCCAGAATATCGTGATGAGATGGAGCAATTGCTCACTCAGTTACCACTTGGTGGTTCACAGTTCTTAAAATGGCGTTATGATGACGAACAAAAGCGTCCAATGTGTGAATGGGTGCCAATTGATAACATTCTGTTACCTTATTCATCTACAAATTTCTACACAGCCCAACGTGTAACAGAAGTTCAAGACATTACTGAAGATATTTTCCTTCAACGTGTGGAGCAAGGTATTTATGTTGACATAGATTCTGAATATTCTTCAGATGCACCACTTAATGACCAAACACAATCCGCAAAAGCAAATGACAAAATTGAAGGAAAAGATTTACCTTCTAAAAACGTAGATGGTTTGCGTAGAATTTATGAGATTACATGTTTTATGCGGTTGGAAGATGATCCAGAAACAGATGGAAAACGTGCACCATACATTTTAACAATTGACGAAACAACCAGCAAAGTATTATCTTTAAAACGTAATTGGGAATCTGGCGATGAAAAACTTGAAAAGATGGACTGGTACGTTGAATTTAAGTTCATACCTTGGCGCGGCGCTTATGCTATTGGTTTACCTCACCTTATTGGCGGTCTTGCTGCCGCTCTCACTGGCTCACTTCGTGCTCTCCTTGATGCTGCGCATATTAACAACAGTCAGACAATGCTTAAACTCAAGGGTGGACGCATTGGTGGACAAAGTGATAGGATTGAACCTACCCAAGTAGTTGAAATTGAAGGTGCGCCCGGTGTGGACGATGTGCGTAAATTGGCAATGCCAATGCCATTTAACCCACCATCTAATGTTTTATTTTCATTATTGGGTTGGTTAACTGACCAAGCCAAAGGTGTGGTGACAACGGCAGAAGAAAAAATTGGTGAAGCCAATAATCAAATGCCTGTTGGTACAACACAAGCATTAATTGAACAAGGTGCTAAGGTTTTCTCAAGCATTCATGCACGTTTGCACCGTTCACAAGCTAAATCTTTAAAAATTATCTCTCGTATTAACCACTGGTACCTTGATGAAATGGACAACCAGTCTGGCGAAGAAATTGAAGTACGTGATTTTGCTTACAACAATGACGTTAGACCGGTTTCTGATCCCAATATTTTTTCTGAAACACAGAGATTGGCTCAAAATCAAGCATTGTTGCAATTAGCAACATCTGCGCCCCCAGGAATGTTTAATATACGTGCGGTATATAGCCGTATTTTAAGTCAAATGAAGATACCAGCAGTCTCCGAAGTGCTACCAAACCCTCAAGGTGTGGTGGAATCTAACCCAGCACTTGAAAACGTAGCAATGACAATGGGTCAAGCGTCTGCCGCATTCCCAGACCAAGATCACATTGCCCATATTCAAGTGCATTTGGAGTATGCAAACAACCCAGCATATGGTGGAAACCCAGTTATTGGGCCTGTATTCTCACCACTTGCCTTAGAACACATCAAACAACACTTAACCTTGCACTATTTGCAAGAAATGCGTAATTATGTGGCTCAAGCAGGATCAGGAAAAGATGATTTTGAGTTACATAAAGAGAAACCACTTGACCAAAACGCTCAAAAAGCGCTTGCATTAGCCTCTAAATTGGTTGACCAAGACGCCAAAACAAATTTGGCACCTTATGTTCAACAAATTCAGTTGTTATCACAAAAAGTTGCACAAGCCCAACAAGCAAAACAACAACAAATGCTTGGTCAAGACCCAACAGCCAACGTTATTCTGCAAACACAAATGGCAGAAACCAAACGCAAAACAGAAGAAATGCAAGCTCGTATGCAGTTGGATGCTCAAAAACAACAACAAGAGTATCAACTCAAATTGGCAGAGTTGCAACAGAAAGTTCAAGAGTTACAAGCTAAGTATTCAACACAAACTAGTATCGATAACCAACGTAATGCAACAGATATTGCAATGGCTAACATCAATAATGCTGCAAAAGAGCGTGTTGCAATGATTTCAGCACAAGCACAGATGGATCAGCAACAAAGACAACTTGAAGCAGAACAAAATCAGTCTGCTTTGGATGCTATTAACGCTGCAAACCAAGATATTAGACAACATGGACTGGCTGTACAGCAACAAACATTTGAACAACAGTCACAACAGGTGCAAAACCAGATTGAAATGGAAAAAGCACAGCAACAACATGCTTTAGAAACACAACAAGCGGCACAACAGCACCAACAAGGTCTACAACAAGCAGATCAACAGCATCAACAGCAGTTGCAACAAGCAAATGAGCAACATCAGCAACAAATGGCTCAAATGGAGCAACAACAAGCGCAACAACCACAACAATCACAACCACAAGAAGGACAATAACATGGCAAAAGATGAATTAGGTTTTCGTAAAGCCTATAAAATGACTGGCACACCTGGCTATGCTGGTGGCCCAGACCAAAAAGTAGAAAACGGACCATCTGGAAGCAAACGTGCTAATAATGCTGTTTTAAATGGTAACAAAATGGCTAAAGGAAGCAAAGTTGGACCAGATAAAAACCTCAAAGACATTGGTAGCGGAAACTTTTATTGATTTTAAGGGCGGATTTGCTCAAATTGTTGCATTAGTAAGAGTAGAAGGAAAAAACTCCGACGGGAACCGTTTAAAAAATGATTCATCTGTGGAAGAAATTGAAAAATTATTAAATTGGATGAAAAGTTTTGCGTGATATTTTAAGCGAGATTCTGAAAAGAATTAAAACCGCAAACAACGAAATGACAGAGGCAATTGCTTCTGGCATTAACATACACACTTTTGATTCTTATCAACGGTATGTAGGTAAACGTGAGGGTTTATCCGATGCCCTAGCGATTATTGAAGCAATATTATCGGAGGATGACGAAGACCTGTAGAGGTCAAGGAGTTTGCCGTATGGCAATAGATTATAAGCAAAATGAAGAAGCAGATTTACGTACAGAATTGGAATGTTTTCCGATTGTAGATCCTGGTGTAGAGGTGGCTGGAGACAGAGTATTGGTTCAGTTACGTAGACAAAAAGTAAAAAGCAAAGGTGGCATCATTTTTGTTGATGAAACTCAACAAACACTGAAGTTTAATGAAACAGTAGCCAAAGTAATACAAATTGGACCTTTAGCATATAAATCACCGGACACATTAGAGCCTTGGATTGAAGGCCCTTGGTGTAAAGAAGGTGATTTGGTAAGGACAATTAAGTATGGTGGAGACCGTTTTGTTGTTGACCCAGGTGATGATAGTGGTGCAGTAGTGTTTATTACATTACAAGCCCGTGAAATCATTTCTCGCATTAAAAGTTTTGAATATGCGCAGAAAATGAAAGCTTTTGTAGACTAATTTTGAAAGAAAATTATGAGTGAAAATGAAAAGGATATACCCGTCAAAGAGATGGAAGACGGCTCGGCATTAGCAAAAATTGATTTTCCAGAGGATTTTGATTCTCCAGAAGATACAAAAAAACATCACGAAGATGATGAAGAATATGATGAAGAAGAAGTTCATGCTGAAACATCTGAAGAAAGTAATGACGAAGGCGAAACGGAAGAAGACCGTGAAGCAATTCGTGAACAACGTAGACAAGAACGCAAACTTAAAAAAGAACTTGTAAAACAACGTGAAATTTCTTCAAAAAACAAGATTAGTGCACTTGAGCGTCGCAATGCAGAATTAGCAGAACGTCTTGCTAAAGTTGAAAATACAGCAGCATCATATCAATTTGCACAGTTGGATAAGTCTATTGAAGACGAAGCCGCTAGAGTTGAATATGCTAAATTAAAACTATTGCAAGCAACACAAGTAAATGATGCAAATGCTCAAGTAGAATATTTGGAACAGTTGACAGAGGCTAAACAGCGTCTGCAACAAGCCCAATATTACAAAAAGAAACAGATTGAGGAAGCAAAGGCACCAAAGCAAAATGTGCCGAATGAAATTGCCACAGAAGTTCAACAATTAGCCACACAGTGGTTAAAAAAGAATTCTTGGTATGATCCTCAAGCTAGAGATACAGATAGTAGAATTGCCAAAGTAATTGACCAAGAACTTGTTTCTGATGGTTGGGATCCTTCTGACAGTGAATACTGGGAGGAGTTAGATAACCGATTAAAATCACGTTTACCTCATAGATACGCTAGTAAAGGTACTACATCAAAACGTGGAGCGGGTCCAACAGCGTCTAGTCGTGTAGCTAGTGAATCTGGTATGAAACCAGGCTCTATTAGATTAAGCCCCGAGCGTGTCCAAGCAATTAGAGATGCTGGCGCATGGGACGATGTAGAAAAACGAAACAAAATGATTCGTGCATACGCAATGTACGATCGTCAAAATAAAGGTTAATTATCATGGCAAATACAAGAATCAAACGTAATTTAGAAGACCGTCTATTGGACAGAGTCGAAGAAACAAAAGAAAGAATCCTCATTGAGGATCCTGAAGCAATATCGAAAAAGGAACGTGTAGCTGCGTTTCGTGATAAATGGCAAAACAGTGCATTACCTGATTTGCCTCCAGGTATTATACCTGGGTTTCATTTGTGCTGGTTATCCTCCACAAACAATTATGACAGTATCGACAAACGCATGGCGTTGGGTTATGAGCCAGTGAAAGCCTCGGAATTAGGTAAGGGCTTTGAAAACTTAGGCAAAATGAGCTCAGGCAAGTTTGAAGGCTGTGTTAGCTGTAATGAGATGGTTCTCTTTAAATTACCAGATGAAATCTATCAAGAAGTGATGAAAATGTTGCACCTCGAGGATCCTCTTGAGCATCAACGTAATATCACCGCGCAAGTTCGGAGCACTGCTCAAGAAGGCAAAGGTGGTCGTTCTATTCTTGAAGGAGGCATTTTGGAAATGGAAAAAGAAGCCGCTAAAGCGAATAGTAATATTCGATTTTCATAACAAACTTCAAAACAAAGGAAAAATAAATGTCTGCAACATTTCAACCCTTTGGCCTGAAACCTGTATATCATCCAAGTGGATTAGATCGTGCAGTACCATTCGTTGGTACAAACACATTTGTCCCTGGTACAACATATACTGCTCCTTACTCGTTGTCATCTGGCCAGTCTTTCTGGCAGTTTCAACCTGTAGCGATCACATCTTCTGGCCAATTAACAATCGCTAACCAAACTGCTTCAAGTGGTAAGGTTTATGGTGTTTTTGACGGTGTAGAGTACACCAACTCTGACGGTCGTCGTTCTGTATCTAAATATGCTGCTAAAACTACATTAGACGCTTCTACAAACATCGTTTTCTGGATTTTCACAGACCCAGCACTCGTATATGAAGCTCAAGTTAATGGTTCTGCAACTTCTGCAGCAATCGGAACTGAGTACAACTTTGACACAACAACTGGATCAACTGTAACTGATGGATACTCTATTGGTACTGGTGGTGCAGGTTTCTCTACCACAGCGTTGTTAGCAACTGCTGTAGGTTCTGGTAACCAAGGTCAAGTGCGTGTAGTAGGACTCGGACGTGAAGTAGCATACCCAGCTGGTAACACAAACCAATGGGGTGACACTTACACAATCGTTCAGGTTCAAATCTGTAACAACCAATTCGCTGCCGCTTCGGTATCGGTCTAATTAACTAACGAAAGGAACTAACACATGGCAACCCCAATGCGTAGTACAGACTTTCGTGCGGTAGTCGAACCGATTATCAACGAAGTCTTTGATGGTGTATATGAGCAACGTGCTGATGAGTGGAAAGGATTCGTAGAACAAATCCAAGGTATTCCACGTAACTATCACGAAGAAGTAATGTTATACGGTATGAATGCCGCTCCTGCGATGCCTGACGGAACTCCTGTCAGCTATGACCAGGGTGGTACATTGTATATAACTCGCTTCATTTATCAAATCTATGGTTTAGCATATGCTTTAACCAAAGTATTGATGGAAGATGGTGATCACATTCGTATTGGATCAACATTCGCTAAACACTTAGCACAATCTATGATTGAAACTAAAGAAACATTATGTGCAAACATTTTGAACTTTGCTTTCACAGCAGGTTATGTTGGTGGTGATGGCGTAACATTGATCAACACAGCTCACCCAATCGCTAACGGCGCTTCTTACTCTAACCAGTTATCTACAGCTGCTTCTTTGAGCCAAACTTCTGTTGAACAGTTGTTAATTCAAATCCGCTCTGCAGTTGACAACAACGGTAAGCGTATTCGTTTGAAGGCAGAACAATTAGTTGTTCCTCCAGCACTTGAGTTCCAGGCAGAGGTTATCCTCAAGTCTGTTCTCCGTTCTGGTACTGCTGACAACGATTTGAACCCAATCAAGTCAACAGGTATGTTACCAAAAGGTGCACACGTTGTTACTCGTTTGAGCTCAAGCAAAGCTTGGTGGATTCAGACTGATGCTGAAAATGGACTCATGCTCGTTATGCGTCGTCCAATGGAGAAATCAATGGAAGGCGACTTTGAAACAGATAGCATGCGCTATAAAGCTACTGAGCGTTATGCTACAGGATGGCACGACGCAAGGAATATTTTTGGTACTGCAGGTCTTTAATCAAAGCCTTGTAATAATAAAAAGCCCAGCCCACAAGGTTGGGCTTTTTTATGATATAATATTTTTATGCCTAAAGATAAAGAAAATCAAAAACGTATAGCCAAAGAATGGTATGAGCGTAACAAAGAACTTACCAAAGAACGAGCTCGTGCTTGGGCAATAGCCAATCCAGCAAAATCAGCCAATTCAAAAACAAAATGGCGAGAAGAAAACATAGAAACACACAATGCTATAAATCGTGAATGGTTTGCTAATAATAAAGACAAACGCGCCGCCTATGAAGGTAAACGCCGTTCTGCACAACTACAACGCACCCCAGTATGGGACAAAGACGCACACCTCATAGTAGCAAAATATCAACTAGCCAACATGCTAACCCGTGAAACTGGCAAACCACATCATGTGGATCACATTATTCCCTTACAGGGCAAGAATGTATCTGGTCTGCATGTATTTTCAAACCTTAGAGTTATCCTTGGTGAAGACAACGTAAAAAAATCTAATAAATTTATTTTTTAGGGCGGATTTGTCTATTTTTTTGCATTAGTAGGTATAGGAAGATTAATCCCATTCTGACCACCGACACTTCCCGGTGAGACGACTCAGAGACAGTTTGGGATATCCACTGAGATAAGGAACTCAATATGTCCACAACATTTAGTGCACCAATTCGTGTATTTAAACGTAACAACCCAACAAACAACGGTACAATCGCTCCAGACAATACTGGCGTAGTAATTTGTTCTCAACCAAATTATTTTTCTGGCGTAAACGCAGCTGGTGCCATCACAACGTATGGAACTGGTAGTGCATCCACAACACAAGATCCAGTTTGGATTCCAGCTGGTTCTTTAATCACCAACGTAAAACTCATTGAAACAACAGCACCATCAGCGTTTACTGGTATGGTAATTACTGTTGCAGTTGGTGGCGTTACAATCGGAACAATCACACCATTAACAACAGGTGGCGTAATTTCTATTGCTTTCACAGCTACAACAACAGCAACAGCAGCGTTAAGCGTTGGTACATCTGATGTGCAGGTAACATACACAGTTGGTACAACATCTGGTGTTACTGGAACATTAGCTGGTACATTTATTGTTGATTACCTAGCGCGTAATCCAGATGGTTCTATCTCTCCATACGCTTCTGGTTACACAAACAGCTAATTAATTACCTAGGGGGTTCGCCCCCTTTGTCTAACATTTAAGGAAATTAATTATGGCACTCGTAACAAACTTACAACAATCAGCACCCCCACACTCAGTAACGCTGCAGGGTGCGTATGAGCCTTTTGACCTTCAAGTTGCCCGTAATCAGATTATGGGTCACCAGGTATTAAGTTTATTTGGCTACCAAGCGGCTGTTGGTAACACAAAGATACCAGTCTGGGAAAATGCTTCTGCTTATACATACATAACATCTGCGTCAACACTTACACTAGTAAGTTCATCAGCATCCGATGATACAAGCGCTAAGGTTTTAATTAGTGGCCTTGATGCTAATTTTGCACCTATTTCCGAAACATTGGCATTGAATGGCACAACTGGTGTTACAACAGCAAATAGTTATTTTCGTGTTAATAGCATGGTAATGACATCACCAGGTACAAGCCAAAACACAAACGTTGGAACCATTACATTAAAACAATCATCAAACGTTGTTGCACAAATTAATATTGGTATTGGTAAAACACAAAGCACTATTTATACGGTTCCAGCGGGTTATACATTTTATTTAGACTTAGCAGAGGTTAATACTTCAAATAGTTACACGTCTTCTAACATTGTCACTTACTCAGTCCAAGCAATTAATAACGTAACTGGTGTTAAATTAGCAGTATTACAACAGCCTTTTGTATCTATTTATACAGCTAATAGGGCATCAGATCCGTTTGCTTACACAGAAAAAACTGATATTCAGTGGCAATTAGTTACTAGCACGGCTACTACTGTTGCTGCTGGTGTAATTATTACTGGTAAGTTAATTAAGAATAACAGTCAAACGGCGTAATTATGCCAGTCTATCTTGACACTAGGGGAAACTCTGTTCTATCTGTGGCGGTCTGTGACCGCTGCAATAGAAAGTTTCCTTATGTCGAGTTAATGCCAGATCCAAACTTTCCTGGCATGCGGGTGTGTAAGGATGATTTAGATAATTTTGATCCTTGGCGTTTACCAGCAAGACAAACAGAAAACATTGCGTTACGTTTTCCAAGACCAGATGCATCGGTTGCTACCGGGCCAGTTAGTGGTAATCAGGTTTTTACAGAGAATGGATTCCAAAATAATAACTCTGTATTTATTACTGGTGGAACACCGGGCGACTTGAACCTAGACAGTATTTATGAGTTTTTTCCATCGTCCACCATACCAACGTTGTACTCCATATCACCAACATCTGGGCCGTTAGCTGGTGGCACAAACATAACAATTAGTGGTACTAACTTTGTTAATATCACTAACGTAAAAATTGGTGGAACCAATGCAGCAAGTTTTAGTATTGTTAGTCCAACGCAAATGACTGCGGTTACACCATCACACATAATTACGGGTATTACTGACGTATCAATTATTTCTACGTTTGGTACGTCAACTTTATATGGTGCGTTTACATACACATAAGAACAATAAATGGCTGATCAATCGATAACCCAACTACCGATTGCTTATAACTTAACAGGTAATGAGCAAACCATAGTTGTACAAGGTGGTGTAACAAAGCAAGCGTCGGTGTCACAGCTCGCTAATGCAGCCTCACCTGGTAAATTAATCACCAACATTATTTATAACCCAGTTACGGGTTATTTAATATTTTATTATAGTGATGGCACAACATCCACAGCCGGACCAGTATCTGGATATAGTGGAACGTCAGGTTACAGTGGGTTTTCTGGGTATAGTGGATTTTCAGGTTACAGTGGTATCTCTGGCTACAGTGGTATCTCTGGTTACAGTGGTTCTGGTGTGTCTGGCTACAGTGGCTCTGGTATCTCTGGATATAGTGGAACGTCAGGTTACAGTGGGTTTTCTGGGTATAGTGGTATCTCAGGTTACAGCGGCACCTCTGGGTATAGCGGTATCTCTGGCTACAGTGGTTCTGGTGTGTCTGGCTACAGTGGCTCTGGTATCTCTGGTTACAGTGGTATCTCAGGCTACAGTGGGTTTTCTGGGTATAGTGGTATCTCAGGTTACAGCGGTATCTCTGGCTACAGTGGTTCTGGTGTGTCTGGCTACAGTGGTATCTCAGGTTACAGCGGTATCTCTGGCATATCGGGCTATAGTGGATCTGGTATCTCTGGCTACAGTGGATCTGGTGTATCTGGCTATAGTGGATACTCTGGATTAGGACTTTCTGGCTACAGTGGTGTATCTGGCTACAGTGGTGTATCTGGCTACAGTGGTTCTGGTGTATCTGGCTATAGTGGGTACTCTGGGTTAGGACTTTCTGGCTACAGTGGTTTTTCTGGCTACAGTGGTTCTGGTATATCTGGCTACAGTGGTTCTGGTGTATCTGGTTATAGTGGCTACAGTGGTTCTGGCGTATCTGGCTATAGTGGTTACTCTGGTTTAGGACTTTCTGGCTACAGTGGTTTTTCTGGCTACAGTGGCCAAAACGGAACAACTAACGCCGGTGGTTTAAATACACAGGTTCAGTATAACAACGGTGGTGCATTAGCAGGTAACGCAAATTTTACTTATACAGGAAATAGTGTCAATGTCCCTTTTGGGCCATCAAATTCCGCATCATCTATTCCTCGTGTAGCTTTAGCAATTTCTATGATGAGTTAATATGCCACAAAATTGGGTATCTTCGCAAGCAGCAAACGTCACGACTAGCACAACAGTCTATAATCCAACCACGTCTGGAGTTCAGACAGCGGTCACAGGATGCTATATTACAAATAAAACAGGTTCACAAGTAACAGCAAACGTAACATTAAATAGCGGTTCTGTAACAACGTATGTTGCATATAATATCCAAATACCAGCTGGCTATTCTTTGGAAGTAGTGCAATCCGATAGAATTAACGTACCTCAAAACTATATTTTAGCCGTCTCCGCAACTGGTGCGGTAGATGTAACTGTTTCAGCGATTGAGTTAACATAATGACATATCTAGGACCTAACACAAGTAGAACCCAAGATGGTAGTGGTAATAATATTACCTCCATTAACGATAATGCTGGACAGACGGGTTTATCAGTAGCCTTAGCAGCAACCAACTTTGCACTATCTACAAGCAACACAACAACTACACAGTTAGCACCTAACGCAACATTTACTGGTGCAATTGAAACAATTTATTATCAGCAGAATATTTCATTACTGTTGACTTCAGACCAACCGGGTATCCTAGTTTTAAACCAATATATTGACGCTGCCGGATTACAAAAGGCAAGTTCATGGGTTTATAACATAACCGCCAATATGGGATTTAGTCGTTCGTTTGCTGCGAATGGTAACTACTTTAACTTGGTGTTTACTAATACAGGTCCAGCAACTACAACCAACTTAGCAATTAATACTGCGTATGGTACGATTCCAGACGTTACAAACTTAGGTAACTTAGCCACAGCATTAAACGAAATTAACGGAACGGCGATTACTGCTGGCCAATCAAAATCAGCGAATAGCGTTCCTGTTGTTATTGCAAGTGATCAGAATAGTTTATCAACAACTGATACAACATTAGCAGCTGCACAGACTACAGACGGTTCAATCAGTACATTTATATCAGGAGACCCTAACGGCGACTTTGCTGGGGTTAATATCCTTGAACAAGTGGTTACAGACGGTACAGGCTTATTCCTTAATACTCGTGTACAAAACCCTGTTAAGACTGACGCAAACAACGCTACGGTCTTATCCGATGCACCACCAAGTACAATTCTTGTTTTAAACCCTAACGTGCCACAGGTAATTGATACGACAGGCTATCAAACGGTGGTGTTTCAACAAACGGTAGCTGCTGCGGTTACAGTAACTCACTCAAACGATAACTCTACATTTTCTGCTGTATTGGGTGTTCCTTTGTCTGCTACGGGTAATACATTTTCAAACGCAACGGCAGCAACGGCAGGTTTAATATCTGCGTTTCCAGTAGCAGCACGTTATATGCGTTTTTCGGCAGTGACGGCTACTCAAGTTATTATTTATTTAAGGCAACAACCATTTTCATCATTTGTTGGTTTTGGTAACTCCACAGTTACAGTATCAGGTACGGCAACTATATCAGGGGCAGTTACAGCATCAGGCACGATTGCAGTTGCAACTGCTGCATCAGCCAATCCTGTGCCTATTGGTGGTGCTGACGGTACTGGTCTAACTCGTAGGTTTTTAACTGATACGGCGGGTCAAGTACAGACAGACGTAAACAACCAGTTATATAACGGTGCAATATACACCGAACAATTTTTACCTTTGCGTGTCGAGGAAATTCGTACGACAAGGGGTCAGGATTCTACTCAAGATTTGTTACAACAGATTTTGGTTGAATTGAAGACATTAAACTATTACACTAGGGAAATTCCCAATAGTATTAATTTAATGCTTCAACAATCTTCTATTTACTCAGCAACACTTGGGTCAATGGCAGATGAACAAGAGCAGTTCTTTTCAGACTCAACTTTATTTAACTTAACAAAAGGACAGTAAAATGTTAATTCAAGGCATCGTTGGACAGCCGTCCACATCATCAATTCAGGCAGGCACAACTCCAACTGTGCGGTCTGGACAATTAGG